TTCAGCCATTTTAGCTGCGTGTTCTTCTGGAAAGTACTGATAAAGCAATGTATCAAACATCCCTTCTTTTACTTCAGCAAACTCTTCATCGCTCATATCTGGTTTGTAGTCCAGATCGTCATAAGCTCCGCCTATAGCACTTCCCCTTCCTCCCGGCTGGGGGACAAATAAAGGCTTTCCCCTTTGATCCATAAAATCTATTGTTGACTTATAAAGATCTTTTTTTCTTTGCTCGTTTACATAACGGTTAAAAGGATTATTTCTTTGCTGTTCTTTAAGATCTGAAATGACATTTAATTGACCGGCCACATCCCCATCGTTAGAGACTGTATCAAGAAAGCTTCTTAATTTTTTCCTAAGAAACTCTGCTTGCTCCCTGTCTGCTTCAGTAAATGCTTGTCCTTCCATGTTAAACCTAGTAGTAATTAGCCTTTCTGTTGTAAAACGGCTCTTCATCCTCATCGGATGTTAATCTTAAAAAACCGCCCTGACGGAACCTAAGCAAAGCTTGAGTAGAGGAGTCAACCAAGTCGTCATGCTCCCCTGCCGGAAAAGCAGCAAACTCTTCGATAACCTCTTCGGCAAATCTGGTTTGGGGCGCCCAAACAATGCCACTTGCAAAGAGATCCGCCACGGCGTTAACACGAGCTATTTTGTCGTTTCCACGAGAAGGGGTATACTCGGAAACTGGTATTCCCATAGCTCGTAACTCGAATATCAATGGTGTTCCAGCCGCCTTAGCTTCCACTACAAACGCATCAGGCTCCCAGTGCTTATAGAAGTCAAACGCTGTTTTCTTCAGTTCAGGGAACTCAAGGCGTTCCTTATAAGCATCCATTAATATTATATTCGGTTGATCTAACCCTTCATCGTCCGGCCTGTAAAATACACCCCATGTGGTGCAGGCCGAGAAGTCAGAACGCTGAGTCTTGAGAAAGGCTGTATCCCAAGACTGTATAATAAATTCACAAGGAGGGGGTGTATCCTCTTCCCATTCCTTCCACCACTCCCTTTTTACCAGCGCACCCTCTTCGGATGTTGGATTCTGCTGATACTGTGCATTCCATTTAGGAGAGGGTAATTCGTTTCTTAACGAGGTTAATTCCTCTATCGACCAGAACTCAGGCCATAACGCCTTTCCTGAAGGCATAATTGCCGGAAACTCGATTACTTCCCATTCATCGGTGCCAGCACGTTGTACGGATGATTTGATAATTTGCCCAGTCAAATCCCTTTTGTGCCAGCGAGTCATCACCATGACGATGGCTCCTCCGGGCTGTAAACGCTGCCTCGGGCCGGATGTGTACCATTCATAGACCTTATCAAATACTGACGGGTCTGCGCTTTGACCTTCTTGCTCGCTGTGAGGGTCGTCGATAATTAGGAGATCAGCACCTTTTCCTGTTACAGCACCACCAACACCGATAGCGAAGTATTCACCACCTTCGTTGGTACTCCAGCGACCAGCGGCCTTGGAGTCGGCCCGTAAGGCAACTTTAGAGAAGATATTCTTATAATCTTCACTGTCTACTAGGTTTCTAACCTTTCGACCAAAACCAACAGATAACTCTGCGGTATGCGCGGTCTGTATGATCTTTTTCTCAGGATATCGACCTAAAAACCACGCAGGCAATAAATACGAAGCAAACTCAGATTTAGTATGTCTGGGCGGCATATTAACAATTAACCGCTTCAGTTCACCTCTGGCAACCCGCTCAAAAGCATCCGCCATGATCTTGTGGTGTCTGCCTTCAATAAAAGCAGGCCACACAGTCTTGGTAAATCCTAGGAATGAATCCTTGGCAAGCTCTTTCTTTTCAGCTTTCTCTAACTCTTCAAGAAGAGAGAGTATTTCCTTCTGCTCTTCTATAGGCAGATTAGGTATCTGTTTTAACAGATCAGGATCAATGCGATCTAAAGACATAGTATTAGCCGCCAAAGTTTCTATAGAACGTCCTCTGGTAGGACGTAATCTTTCGGATTATTACGATTGCCCCGTAACCCAGAGGGGCAATCTAGGAGAACATCATAATCGACCACGTTCTATTGATGTTCTCTGTCAACTTCGGTGATTGTAGCATGGTGAAGGGGTTGACAAATGATGTCAACAAAAAAGTCGTATTTTTTTAGAAAATTTTTTTTGGGTCTGGGACTCCTGACATCATTCAGGAATAAAAAAGGGGAAAGAGGAGATATGTATTGTCGGACAAATACAAAAAGTAGGTAATTATTTGAGCATTTCTCTATATATATAAGTCGGGTAGCTGTGCGCGTGTAGGGGGGTGACGGGTCGGATGATAGTTGTCCAGACGAAAGAGAAAAAGGCCCGAGCGTTTAACAAACTGTCACAAGTCCGTGTAACAAGTTGTTAGTAGTCCGTGTGCTGATTAGTTAGTGAACGCTTCCTTGTTCTTGTTCGCTTGTCACACCTTCGCTGTCGCTACCTTCTAACAAGCTTGCTAACCGATCCTCTAACTGTCGTGCTACATCGTCGGATGTTCTCTCGACGTTTTGCTCAATGACCTCCTTGAATAGACCGACACTCTGACCGAGCAGCCTAGCTGCTGCTATCTTGTTAGTGTCGCTTGGTTCTGCTGTGTCCATCCAATCTCTTAACTTTTCGAGAACCCTAGTCTTATCTGATATTGATAGAGCCAATGCTGATTGGGATTCTCGACGCACCTTTTCATCGTTTAACCGCTGAATAGTCAGTGTGATATCAGGGTTGGCGGCAAGCTTGGAACTCTCCACCTGAATGCTTCGCCTCGACATCTTGTCTGCATCGTAAGCTTTTGAATAAGCCTCGGTTAACGTACTACCATTACTGACCTCGTGGCAGAAGGCTAACTGCTTACCAGTTAATTCACCGTCTTTTCTTTTACCCATGATCGAATCCCGTCATCTATTCCCTGATCAATATAGCTGCTTTCTAATGTCTGATGATTTAAGTATTTAATCCGCAATACTTGATGCAAATATTTAGTAGAAAATACTTGACACGCTCTCAGAGGCTCTCAAATGCGATCTAAGCGATTTTAGACCCTCCGCTTATGATCTATCGTCTAAGCTCTAAAAAACGCGCTACGGCGAATTCGACTCTAAGTTATTGATAACAAAGAAGAAAAAAGAAAAAACAAAGAATTTGCATTATTTACACTGTCAACACTTGTATTTCACATTTACCTGTAGTAAGTGCGCTGGCTTTTATTACGCATATATAGACGCAGCTTTTTTGAGTGAAAAATTAGCCGTATATAGACACACACTATTCGCCTCACAGAACCGCACCTCTAACCATCAATTCTAAATAGCTGTAATAAAGATCGCTCGATATCGTTTAAAACTGTAGTGAGTAAATAGTCGCTAATTAAATATTCTTTGTTTGTTGTTTTTAATTTTTAGATGTGATTATAATACGCTCAGTCGCTGAGGCACTGCACCCACACTGTACGGGCATACAGTACTCAGGATTCGCGAACGAGGCGCGTTACAAAATACCTACCGTGTGTAGGCAGCCTGCCAGACAACAGTCTGAATCTAGCAGCCGGATAAACGTGCTGATACTCAGGTAAGGCGTAAAGTTTTTGAGGCCCACTACGAACTGGAACGAGGCCAATACGATTAACAGAACTGAGAACTGCTCACACGCTAATGCGTTGGTGAAGGTGAAAAGTTGGAGAGTCTTAGACTCGCTCGTAACCCTGACAACGCGAACCCTGTGAGAGATAAGCTTCGGCTTATTTATGGCTATTCACTGAGTGGTCATAACTGATCCGAAACAAAACTAGGGGATACGATGAATCAACAATTGAACAACGTGAGACTTAACGATATCGCGCAGGCTGGTATCAATTACTTAAAACAAAACAAGAGAGACTTTGATGGTGTTGCTGACGCTATCAGGCTCCATGCTCTTGACGCTTACGGCATCAAGTTAACGTGGGGCGAGGCTCTTGCAATCTCGAAGGTGATCTAATGAACAGAGACCAAATCGTTTTAATCAAGGGACTTCTTGAGAAGGAATACTCAGGCTTCGCCGCACTCGCTAAGCGGCCTGAGACCAGTCCACTGTATGACAAGGCACAAGCTGACTACTACCAGCATCAGGTAGACAAGATAAAGGAAGCGCACAAGGTGCTGCTCGAAGAGTTCGCGGAGGTGCTGCATTCTGATGAGCCGCTTGATGAGAAAGACCAGAAGATCTGGGGCGTGACTATCGATGGTGAGCGAGTCGATACGCCGCTTCGTACTTACAGTCAGGCCCGAAGCCAAGCGCACCGAATCGCAGAAAGATCTGATGACTGGTACGGGATCAACGTCGAGTCGTTCAAATAACCCAACTGATGAGGCTGCCTGATAACAGCCGAAACGCCTTGGAGGAGGCGTATTGGGAAATCAAAAAACAAGGAGGTCAATCACAAATGACGCACGTCACCGAATGGAGCAGACGCGCAAACGAACTAAGGTCTGAGCTTGAACAAAGCAACGGCCTTGGTGAGTTCGCCGGACTCTATGAGGGAGATCGCAGGGTTAAGGCAAAGATCATCGATACCCGTTTCGGGTCTTGCTGGTTGCTGCATGACGATGAGCAAGAGCTTATCGCTCTGCGAGGCAAAGCATTCTTACCCACTGGGCAAAAAAGTAGGGTTCTTCGAGAGCTTGGACTAGAGCAAAGGTTCGAGCTTGCGGCTGCCGGTGTTGAACACTGGGAGTACGCGAGGAACTACCCCTTCCCCGGCTTGTATCGCAAGGGCGACAAGTGGGGGCTGGATGCGGTGCCTTCTCTCAATCAATGAGCGAACCAATGCGGGGGTTTGTCACTCAACCCGCTCATTTCAAATCAACTATTTACTAGGAAATGCCTATTATGAACATACCTACTATTTCGCTGGCTCAATTCGCTGGCTTTCTAAAAAAATACCTCAATAGCGGTGACAAGCTTCGGCCTGTTGCTGGCTGGGGGCCAGTCGGAGCTGGCAAGAGTTCAGTCGTTCGGCAGGTTGCCGAAGACCTTGAGCTTGGATTCATTGACGTTCGAGCTTCTCAGCTTGAGCCTGTTGACGTTCGAGGGATACCGACTATCGAGGACGGCTTGACTAAGTTCGCCCTACCCGATTGGCTGCCCAATGTGGAGCGCGATGGTGAGCGCGGCATCTTGTGCTTGGATGAGTTCCATAGCTCAATGCCCTCTGTGCAGACGGCTTTTTATTCTCTGTTGCAAGAGCGCGTTCTTGGTGATTGGACGATGCCTGACGGTTGGACTG